GTGGCCTACGCCCACCGTTCTCTTCCCTAGGGTATCTAGGTATACTTTGTTTCTGTATCCCTCGTGTCGTTTTACAGATTCTAAAAGTTTATCCATGTCAATCATATTATTGTGCTCCTTTATGCATTGTAAAAATCATATAATTTTTTGTCTATCGCTGCGTCACGATACATTCTGTTGAATAAAGACCCTAATCCTTGAATTTGTCTTGGCGATAAAGTATTAAAATAATTCATGTATTCGCTTATGTGTGGTACATTCAAAGATGTTGCACCCTCAAAATCTCTACCAGGCGTCTTCATGTCTTTCACAGTATTTTCATTTGTTGGAAAAGCATCCATTATACCACCTTGAAAATCTAATACACCCATATTTCTAAGATCATCTAAAAGAATCAAAAGAGAATTAGGATCAACATCTTGTCTTAATACATCAGGAAAACCTCTATCAGGTATGTATCCTTCAAATTGATCCGGATAAAATGTATATCCAGGGTCACCTTTTCTTAATGGAGTTGTTTCAAACTTTGGATAATCAAAGCCTGGCTTATCATCTGGTGGTAAAAAGAAAGGCATTTGTCTTAGATTTTCTCCACCTGGATAAGTTTCAAATTGTTCTACATCACCATAATTAGGAGCAAATTGATTGTACAATTGATCTATGTCGTAATCACCAATATTTAAAGATGGTGGATCTAAATGTGGATTTGGTGAATAAGGGTCCATTATAATCTATCCAATTTTTTATTTATATTTTTTATTTCTGTTTCTATAACAGCAATACGTGATTCCATTTTTGTAAACAAAATCAAAGCCTCTTCTATTCTATCTATGTCGCGTTCCATAGCATTAATACGTTGTGATGTCATCCCCCACGTAGCACCAAGTGCAATAAAAATACCTACAATCCATATTGCGTCTCTCATGCTCATGCTACTGTTTTACCTGGTTTCATAAAAGGATTATCTTTTATCTCTTTTTGTGGTTCTGTAAATTTACCATTGTTTTGCATTATAGGGTTTAATCCACCAACAGCCCCTCCCTCGTTCATACCATATTGACTAGCAAGTGCTGCATCTGTGTTTCCTGTATATAAATTAGCTGCTGCTTCGTTATTCATAACACCACTGTTTTGTATTGATGATCCTGTCATTGATCCAGTGTTATTTGAAGGTTGTGGATCTCTGCCAGTTATTCCCATAGTGTCACCTATTGGTGCTGTAACAAAATTAGGTGTTACTTGATCTATTGTTTGTAAAACTTTTGGCGCACTGTCAACAATTCTATTACCTAATTCAGCTAATGAATTTTTATTTTGATTCATAAGATTACGTTTTCTGTTTGCTTCTTCCATGTCTTGTAATGTAGCTGTCCACTCTTCGTATTCATCAGGCATTTGTTGGAACAAACGTTCCATAGCTCTTAATCTTATAACAGTAGGTAAAGTATCATTCATAGCAGCATTCCAGTTACGCATTATTGGTGCACTAGCAAAAACTCTACCTGCATAACGCATTCCAAAGAAAGGAACTAACGCTAACATTGCACTTGTTTGTGCTGCGGCTGCAGTACCTAATGCAGCTGTTATGTTACCCATAGGTGAACTTTGTTTTATTGCACCACCTGGGCCTTGGAGCACGGCTGAACGTGCAAGGAACGTGCTTGGTGAAGGCATACCATGTTTAAACACTCTGTCTAAAACTTTAGTTAAGTTTTCAAAATCTTTGTATGTCGGCAATTGACCTTGTACCATTTTTATTTGATCTTTTGGTATATCTTCAGGTATCTTACCCCACAAATCATCGTACCAATGTTCGAATTTACGTGTTTGTGGATTGTAAATTTTCATGTCAGTTACCTGTGGTCCAGGTAAAGCTTTTTTAAATAGTTGTTGTAATGGTGAACCAGCTTTGCCAATACCCAAAGCATCACTAATAATTTTAGAATCAAAAAACTCAATACCTTCTACATTCTTCATAGAATTCTTAAATGTATTTGCTAGATAGTGTCCTAAACCTCTATTGTAAGCCTTTTCACCAACTATATTTTTTAGTGCTAATATGTTTTGATCTACAAAAGCACCATTGTCTGTTGACTTAGCCATGGTGTTCCATAAATTTTTAGATAAATTAGTGGCACTTTGTGGTGTGTCTAATGACACATTCCAACCATATCTTTTTACATTACCTAACGCTTTTCCTGCGTCTGTGCCCCATATTAACATACCATTTGCTAAAAAATCTTCGTACTCTGTCCATAGTTTTGCCACATTAGCAAAAGGTGTTTTATTTAAACTACCTATGTCAGTTTCAAAAGCTCTGTATATTGCGTTTAGGTCATCGTTAATAGTTCCTATCTCAGGGCTTTTAGACCATCTAGTGTAATTAGTGTCTAATAATCTTTTTAATTTATACATGTCACCGACAGTTCTTTTGCCTGGTGTTAACAATGTAGTGCCTGGTGTCCAACCTTCTGGCGGTTTTAATATGTATTTTTCTAAAAAATTAGAAAGTTCTGTATTTAATGCACCTAATTTAGATCTGTTAAATATTATATCTTTCGCAACGTTTACCATGGTGGTATCATCTACAACTGCACCAGCAGATTTTGCTGCATTTAATATTTCTCTATCATATTCTTTTGCTCTTTTTGCAAAACCCTCTGCTCTTTTTGCACCTAGTTTTATATAGTCTACACCCATTTCTGCTGTAGTTACATATGGTGCAAATCTACCAACCATTTCCATCATTCTGACTTTTTGTGCTTCACCTGCAACTTGTAAAGTTGCTTGTATAGGTCTACCAATAGCAGGCACACGTTGGAAAGCATTTACATATGCATCTAGATAAGGTCTACCGGATAATGCAAATCTTGGTATAGTGCTACCAGCTATTGTATCTAGTTCAGGATACAACGCTTCTGATCTATGTTCTCTAGGGCCAAGCCAGTTAAAAGCTTTTGAATTTGTTAAACGTGTTAACGCTTTTCCTATAAATGGAATATTCATTTTTACTTCTTCTCGTATAGGTAAGAAAGTTTGACCACCGTAAGGAACTATTGCTCTACCTTTAGTGCCTATGTACATAGGGCTTTTAGGATCAAATTTTGATAAAGCTCTGTCAGCTGCAAGAAGTTCGTCACTTGTTAACACACCAAAATCTTCGTACAGTTCTTGTGACTGTGCATCTTTACCCTTAAATATTTTACTACCAGCTCCTGGTGGCGCTGTTTTTAATCCACCAAGTGCTCCACCAAACTTTTTAAATAAAACGTATGCAGGTCTAACACCAAAGAAAGCACTGCTAATAGCTGCATCAAATACAGCGGCATCCATAGCGTTAGATAAACGAGATCTTGATCCATCTGGTCTAGATTTAAAAATAGCTCCTACTGCATTTAAAGGATTTAGATCTGCACCTAAACCTTCTTCACTAATATACCCAGGTCTATTTATACCTTCTGCACCAAACGTTAATCTGTCTGGTAAATTTTCTAATACGGGATCTACTGTTGCCTGTAATACTTTATCTAAAAATGGAGATATAGATTTATCTATTACATCTCCTCTTTCTGATGGTGACATTGACATGTAAGCTTTTGCTTTACCGCCACGGTTCATTGCGTCTAACACAAGTTCATATCCCATGTCAGCTGCACCAACTGCAAGACTACCGTGAATAATACCACTACCTAATCTTCCAGCTATACCACCTTTACCTTTAGCAAATCCTTTTGC